CTTCATTACGAGCTAGCTTATTGGTATCTGGCTTCTCGAGATAATCGTTTAACGGATAGACACCATCCGGATCATAGAACCCCTCACTAGGAGGTCCGTTAACGGGATTCGGATTACCTTGCATAGGGATACCAGGAATAGAACCCATCACTAATGGCTCACGGGCAATCTCTCCATCTAAGAACATACCCATCACCCAGGTGCCTTGCTGAATACCGGTAACGGGACCACCGACACCACTATTAGGACCATTGTTAACAGGCTGCATCACTTGAGCCCATGGCAACTCTTCAGTCTTAACACCAGGCTCACCATCAACATCTTTTAAAGAACCACTGTGCCATCCAAAGATACGAACTCTCAACCTGCCTAGCTTCAATGGATCATTGTTGTCTTCAACAACTCCCATCCACATCACAGGATTGAATCCAAAGAACTCTTGTTTAACTTTCATTATATTACCTTCATCCCTTTAGGATCTTTTCCATATGTCTCAGCACTACAAGATAGAACCATACTATACGACTCATCCTGACTTCGATATAGGTGCCTAACAGCTGTCACTAGGAACGTTGCTTGCTGACCATACAGTTCTAAAAACCTCACTGCCTCACTCTCATACAACGTTGGCTGAGGTACTTGAATAATTATCTGCTCTCCAACAGTTAAGTCTGGGTTACCAGGCACTGTGATCTCAACGACATGCGTCATTAGATTGTTCTTCTCATGGAGAGACTCGGGAAGGTTCTTATGTCTCTGCCTAGGATCAAGTAGTTGATCACCTGCTGATAACTTACCGTTAAGGTAACCAATAGTAGGATACTTCTCACCATCCAGCTCGTACTGAGTAATCATCATTCGACGATGTGCTGCATATGGCTTAGTCGCTTTACCAACATCTCCCTCTGGTAGAATGAACTTCTCTCCACTGTTTGGCATGTGTGTCAGATCGTCAAAGTCTCTCACATACTCGAACTGATGCTTCTTCTTATCTGGTTCAGGTATCGGATGCATTCTGAAACGTTTCAGTATTGGATCGATGATGTTCACTTCATTCTGGTATGATCCTCTGTGAATGCTGTCTAGATTGTCAAACTCATCCACAAACTTAAAGCTGGTTATACCTTTAAAGTATGCCTCATCCTCTGCTCCATACGTCGGTTTTTCACCTTTTTCAAACTGATCAGTGTTTTTAGGAACTCCAAGAAAAAAATTCTTAAAATCTCCAGCAATATTTTTTTCGAGTAAAAAATTAATCGGAAGGAAGTTAAATTTTAAATTGTCCTCATAAAACACGTAATTTGAAGGATTCTTATAGTCTTTTGCCTTTTCACTCTTAGATTCATTACAAATCATATTGATTAGCTGTAATGGATTCTGTCCTGTACTGACTCTGGTATAGGTATTGACTGTCTTTACTGGTACTGCTAACGTCTTAGCTGTTACAGGTCCTTGATCTAATGATGCTCCTGTTGGTATATCGAGATACTGATCACAGATATCGTTAACAATCTCATGAGGTTTCTTTTGAATGTATGGTTTGTAGATCGATTCAAGAGAGTTCTTATAACCAGGTACAGTGATGCCATGTAACACTACTGTATGTTGTCTTGCTTTAGCTAATGATCTATGAGATATTCTATAAAGTTTAAACTTCTGAGTGTATACCTTCTTAGTGAGAAGCTGATAGTTGAATGTAAGAGTCTCATCTCCTACTACAGGGAACTTATCTATGATTCCTAGTGCATCATTCAATGCTATCTCTATCTTCATGAATGATTCAAACAGATCCTCGTACATATTGATCTCAGCAACAACATACTGAAGGTCAATAGACTGTTTCATTCTAGGAGATTCTAGGATTAACTGAAACTCTAATCCATGAGGATTGTGGAACTGAGCCATATTATATTATCTCGATGCAGCAGTGATCAGATCATTATAGGAAGACACAATAGCGCTAAGGTACTTCTTATCAAGTATTTTAATACGTGAGCGAGCTTGATTGAGTTCGAGCTCATGAGTATACTTATCAATTGCTCTGTATGTTCCTAACTCTCTCAAAGTAGGGTTAGCACTATCGTATGATTCCTTATCAATGATTACTTTCTTTTCCGGAACGATAGTACCATCAAAGTTTACTGACTGAAAGTGTAATACTTGTTCATATGAATGATTAGTACGTTTAGCTGCTTCCAATGATCCATACTTCTTTCTCATATATCTTTCAAAGGATCTGTCATCAAGTGGCCATTCGAACTGTGGGTCAATGATGTTGTTAGTTAAAAGGATTACCCAATCGAGTGTTGCATCGTTATAATACTTGTACGCAATGATATCAGGTCTTTCTCCATCTTGTACGTCATAGGTATACATCACAACGTTTTTGTTGCGCAAAAGCTCATTGATCTTGAATCGTAGAGTGATATTGGTAATCTCGAGCGGCTTTCCATTCTTCTTTATATCATATGATACGGTTGGCCATTCGTCAAACATATAGGACATTACTTACCTCCTGGAGCATTGCCAATCTCTTGTTTAGTAAGGATGTCTATCTCAGTAAACGTCATTGACATTTGAACAGATACTGGAGCTCCGTTCTTGTGGAAATAGGAACCACCATCAGGAGTATAGTTTAACGAGAAATCTCTTAATACAGACTTACCTATCTCAAATAAGAATCCTTGATTGTTTGGAAACCTAATCTCAAACTCATCTGGATACTTGAAGAATGCTTTGCTATCTATGGAAGGATGCATGGCTTTCTTAAATTCATATATGATAGCATTTAAAGCATAAGATTCACTTTCGGTTCTAGCCGAAAACTTATATTGAAATGAGTGAGTACGAAAGTTAACTCCCTCAAACAATACAGCTAAGTGTGGGTTAACAGCAATACCTTTAGCAGCGAGTGCACCCTGTACTGCTCCTCCAGCTGCAGAACCAACACCGGCTCCTATACCAGCAGCTCCCAATCCAAGTTTTTCAACAGATGCAGCACCTAGTACAGCTGCAACCTCTCTAGATGCACTAGCTGCAATAGCTAATGCACTCTGCTGTGCTGTATCAATTCCTCGTTGCTGAAGAAAGTCTACAACACTAGTCCCTTCTTCCATAGCAGTCCTCAACTCATTACCAAAGACACCAATACCAGTCTCACTATACTGAGCATTGTATCCAGTCTGAAGGTTAGTTGGTATTGGTAATGCAATTATGGTAGATGGACCAGTTTGGGTTTTGTCTGTCACTGCTTTACGATCGCGAGGCTTAACTAGAAACTCTATCCGTCTTGTTCCTAAGTTTCCAGGAAACTGCAATGCTCCTCCTTTAGATATACTTTCGTTAAGTACACCCAAAGCATCGTTAACAGACGAAGCTGTTTCTTCTGCTTGCCCGACAAAGTCTGTAAGACCTTCAATTGGACTATCGGTTTCGCCTGTTATTGTAGATGGTAGATTAAGTTCAATAGCCATGTGATACCTAAATAGTTTAATGAGAACACATAAGGGATACTATAAACCACGCAATCCTAACAAGTACAAAGGTGATCCCGATTGTATTATTTATCGCTCTAGTTGGGAAAGGATGTTCATGGTTTATTGTGATAACAACCCAAATGTATTGGAATGGTGTAGTGAGGAAGTGATTATTCCATACAGATCACCATTAGATGGTCGACTTCACAGATACTATCCAGACTTCCTTATAAAGGTACGTACTGCTAGAGGTGCGACCGATACTATACTTATCGAAGTAAAACCATACGCTCAGACTCAACCTCCTACCATTCGCAGCCGTAAGACCAAAAAGTACATCAATGAAGTCGCAACGTACGGCATAAATAGTAGCAAGTGGAAGTTTGCTAAAGAGTACTGTAAGAATCGAGGCTGGAAGTTTCAGATCATTACAGAGAAAGAGCTAGGAATCTAATGTACGATAATCTTGATAGACTTTTTAATTGTTCCTCTAACGTAGATTGGGATAAAGTAGTAGTAAATACTATTCCTCTTCCAAGTTACTGGGGTGGTGATTGGGGTCAAGGGTTCCAAAAAGGGCAGCGTGCTTGGAACAAAGGACTAAAGAATCCTT